CCAGATGTGGTCGCATAGGTGAGTGTGGCGCGTCTGGTCAAACAATGGCTATCACCCCTAAGAACCAGTTGGAGGGTTCATTAGGATCGATTGATTACTCCGACCCTTCGTTGATATTACCTCCCCGCCAAGGAGGCTTTATCGGCAAGGTGAAACTCCCTTTTGAAAAATTAATAGCATCAATGAACTATAAGAAACGCTCTATGAGAAGGAAGGAGGCTTTGAATAGTAAGCCAAAGTCCATGTATACAAAATTGCAAGAACCAACTCAAGGTTTAGTCAATATAACCAGCTTATCTGTAGTCGGAGCTACAAGAGAGATTGTCGATAAAGCGAAAGACAAGGCTCAGAATATGATCCTTGAAGCTAGTCAGGCTTGTGCAGCTGCCGATAAAAAGGTTCTAACTGCAAAGACTGAAACGTGTAAACAAGTCGATGATCTACGGGGGCAATTAGAACAATCTATTGATGTTGGATTGACAATTGCCGAAGCTATAGAGAAGCTTAATTCTCCTGATGACGCATTAGACCGATCACTGTTAAAACAAATGGCTGATCGCGTCCTCCAAGAACAAGAGGATTTAAAGAATCAAATAAATGAGCTGCAAAGCGAGCATGATGAAGAGATCGAAATTCTTGAAGAAGAGTCGAACTCACTCAAGCGCAAATTTTCACAAATTTGTGAACAAGCTCGTGATATTGAGTTCGCTGCTAATATTGAAGCGGACTTAGAGGCAGGCAATAGATTCATGCGATTAGTCGACGAAGTTTTGCCAGAAAATCAGAGAAGTTGTGACATGCAAGAACAAGTTAATCGTATACATGCTGGATTAGTTGGTGTTAAGCGAGCTAATCCGGCTTTGGTTAAGGCGGAAAGAGAGCGAGAGGATATGAAATTGATATTGGAAGAAATACGTCGTAAGCAAGAAACGGTTTTACCGGTTGATCATCATTATGCCGAACCTCGGTTTGGTAAAGTTAGGAGCAAAGGAATTGATTGTGACGCAAGATTGACTTATTATCTTAAGATCAAATTCGCCTTTCATGATCGTACCCCTAGCTTGCTGACAATGATGCGGACAGAAGCTCGACTATGGATGTCAGGCCGTGGCCTTAGCTTAGACACCCAAGAAGAGTTTGATATGCTTACTACATCAGTGCTCGCTGCGTATATACCATCACACAACGAAATGGCACTGGTCGATGTATTGACGGATAGGGCTGTATTCTCGGATATAAGTTTGTTTAATAAGACACTTCGAGGTGAGATTGATGTCAAGGTCAATTCTCGCTTGTTTGGACCGAAGTGGACAGGAGTTAAACAGTCATTGTTGTTTCCATCAAACAAGACTGTTAAACTCGAAAACAAACCTTTAGTTTGAGAATGCCATGTTGTTAAGGAAGCATTCTGCCTTGATAAGGCGCCAGAATCTTGTACAAACGGGGTGCTTACCTTACATGCAAACAACATGGCTATACACAAAACGCGGAAATATGCACAATTGTTAGACATCCAAGGCACCAAGAAGTGGTGTTATTACAATCAATGTGGCTGCAACGAGACTGATGCTGTATCTCGAAGACACGTCAGAGAAGTTGTGGTCAATCCGGATGACCGTGTGTATATTGAAGCTAAGAAGATTTGTACAAGTTTAGCTCATAGATTTAGGAACAATAATGGATATAGCAGATGGACACATAAACAAGTAATGGATAATACATCCATCCTTAAGAAAGCAAGGTATCAAAGAGCATATCGGAATCTTAAAGAGGGTAACTACGACTGGAACACCTTTTCTAAAGGACAAGCTTTTATTAAGTTTGAGAAGATGCCGCAACAAAAAGCGGATGATGGTGCTCCAGGGCGTTTGATACAATATCGTTCTTTTGAGTACACTTACTTACTTAAGTCATTCCTGGGTCCTATCTGGGAGGGGCTTAAGTCTAGTGATATGGTAATTAACGATTATACGGGTCAAAGATTCAAAGAAGTTTTTACTTCCGGTATGAATTATACACAAGTCGGGCGATTAGTTGGTGATTTGTGGTCAAGGCATGAAGATTGTATAGCATTGTGTATCGATCACTCTTTCTTTGACGGACATCACCACAAATACAATTTAGAGCTCGAACACCTCTTTTGGAATAGCGTAGTCGGTTCGCGTTATTTAAAGAGGTTACTTAACTTGCAACGCGAGAATAGAATGCGCTGTAAAATCAGTGGTTCTACTTACAAATCAACAGCTACGCGTTTAAGTGGTGAATGGACAACTGCCGCAGGCAATTCTATTATCAATTACTTGATGTTGAGGACTATTTTTCCCTTCGCTAGTGTAGTCGTTAATGGTGATGATTCCATCATATTTATCAAACGACTTGATTTAATTAAATTATGTGGAACTACAAGTATGGATGGTGTCACTAAGTGGACTCGATCAGAGTTTGCTAAGTTTGGTCAACAAACTAAAGTCGATCGCATCGTAGGCATTATTGAACAAATAGAGTATTGCCAGTGTTCACCAGTATGGTTTCCTAATGGTTATCGTATGGTTAGAACGCCTATGAGATGTTTGAGTCGTATCCAATACACCAGTCACACTAACATAGACCCCAAGTGTTACTATACTTCAGTAGGTCTTTGTGAGTTGGCATCCAATCCAGGTGTGCCAATAATGCAACAATTTACATTAGATCTTATACGGCGAGGTAGCGGACGAATAAGCCGCGACTTATTGACTGATGGATTGCATTACGTGTCTGATGAAGATCTAGACCTTAAAGTGCAACCCATTGACTTGCGTACACGGCAGTCGTTCTATTTAGCTTTTGGTTATACTGTGGATCAACAAATTGCTTTTGAGAAGTGGTTTACAAGTTCTCCAGTCAAATATAACAAAAAGGCTTGGGATGGAATGTCAAGAAAGATCGCGGCTGCTAATCGTCTACAACGTAGATAGGCCAACAGCTATTTTCAAATCAACACATTTACTCAAATTTATTATTTATTTATTTTATTAATTTTATTATATTAATATGAAGACTACACAAACAACAACTATTACTAAGACAATGCCAAAACAAGCTCCAAAACCACAACGTCAGAAACGCAACAGAAAGCCAAACCAAGTTCTGACTAAGATTGTTAACACCACTGCAAATGTTGCTAAAGGTACAACAATTCGAAATGGTGCTGGTGCCAAAATGATGAGCAATGGTAATGTCACTCGTGTTTCTCATAGAGAGTTCATTTCAGACGTTAGTTCACCTTCGTCTGGGTTTGCGACCGTCAATTTTGCTATCAACCCGGGCAATGCTACGGCATTCCCTTGGTTATCAGCAATTGCGGCTAATTACGAGTCATACACTTTTAAGAAGTTGAATTACCGTTATGTGCCATTGTGTCCTACATCGACGCAAGGGCGTGTAACGATGGCCATTGATTATGACGCACGTGACGCCATACCTACCAACAAAGCAGTGTTGTCACAATATCAAGGCGCTATTGCCACCCCTGTGTGGCAACAAGCCTTGTATGTTGCACCACCGCAGAACTTGACTAAGTTCGCTAAACAAAGGTATGTTAGCGGCGCAACAGTACCTGCGTCATCTGATATTAAAACATATCATGTTGGTCAGCTCATTTTGGCGACGTCAAATACTCCTTCCACTGCTACGTCGTTAGGAGAATTGTGGGTAGAATACGAAGTCGAGTTTCAAACACCCCAAATAGCCACAGTTACGGTTGGTGCTTCTAACGCTGACCGTCAACCTATATCAGGTGGCGCACAAAGGGTTAAAATTGGCATTCGTAATGCTTTGCCGATTTATGATACTTCATTTACAGATGAATTACATAACATACTCGGGAAAACATGGGACTACAACATTTCTGGTGTCTCTAAGAGGAAATTTTCTATAGTTCTTAACAAACTCATTAACCATCCAGTGTTATATTTGCTTAGATATTCTCGCAAGATGCGTTTCGTGCGCTCTTCACTAACCACGCTAGGTTTTCAACCTTCATTTAGGCAAAAGGGAACTAACGATACTTCGCTG